CCGTGGGACGCGTGGAGCGATGCCTTCCCATCAGAGATCGAAGACAAGCCCGTCGATCCCACAATGCACTACGCCAGGCTTCTCGGCCGCGAATTCGCCAAATCAGAGCGCATGAGCGAATTGCAGATCGACACCACGCCGATGGTCTACACGCTCCAGCGCCCCATGTCAGATCATATCCGGGACGCCAGCGACATGCAGCCATCGACAACGCCGTGGGTCAACCTCCCGCCAGAGCCAGCTAAGAAAATGTTCCCGCACCCGCGCTCCACCGTCGAGCCGTGGACGCCACCGGAGGCCGCGTGATGCACCCGTCAGGCTACCCCGCATGGACCGATATCGCGCGCCTGTGGGATCGCGCATGGTGGCGCTCCGTAACGCTCGCTTGCGTCGAGAAGCGACCCCAGGCTACAACCGACAAGCTTCATTCTGAGGCTACCCGGACTTCCAACTTCCGCCCGGCTCGGTCAGTGTCGGGCGTTTTTTCTCGATGAGCCCGAAAGCCTGGGTGTATGCTGGCCTTGCGGCGATCGTTATGTGGACGCTCTTGATGTTGCTGCTGATTTCGTGCAGCTCAGCCCCTGACGACGAGGTGCTCTGCCGCAACATTCCAGCGCCTGGGCCGGCGTCCTGCCACGACTACATGGAACGGCACTGGGAGCCGACGCACGCGCTATGAGGGGTCGGTCAAATCGGACGCCAGAAAATGAGACGGCGTTTCTCGAAGCCCTCTCTGAGACTGGGCAGATAACGAAATCATGTGAAATAGCAGGTATTCCGCGGTCATGCGTCTACGAATGGCGCGATGAAGATCCGATCTTTAAAGCGAAGTGGGAAAAATCCCTCATGATCGGCATGGAGGCGCTCGAAGACGAAGCAATCCGCCGCGGCAAAGATGGCATCGAGGAGCCGGTCTTCTATCAGGGAGAAGTCTGCGGCCATGTGCGCAAGTTCTCGGATGTGCTGCTGATGTTCGCACTCAAGGCCAACCGGCCCGAGAAATTTCGCGACAATGCCAGCTTCAACCTGACCGGCAGCCTGACGCTTGAGGGAATGGTGAAAGAGATCGCTGAGCGTCGGAACAAGGCCGAGGAGCCGAAATGATCAGGCTGTGCAAGGACTGCCGGTGGATCGACGGCGCGGTGTGCGTCCATCCCGAGAACGTCGATGTGGTGACCGGCAAGCTTGTTCCGCAGGATGCGCACGACATGCGCAATGACAAGGCGGGCGGCTTTTGCGGTCGCGCGGCGAAGCTGTTCGAGCCGAATGAGAAATTCGCCGCAGCGCAGACTGAGGCGGCCAGAGCAGAGCTAGCCAGAGGCAGGGCCAGCTTTCAATTCGTCCGCTGGTAGATGACCGCCTATCCCGCTGACCTCGTTCGCACGTTCGAGCGGTGGTGGGACGAACCGCCGCGGATGGTCCGCGAACTGTTCGGCGTCACGCCTGACCCGTTCCAAGATGAAGTGCTCGCTGCGTTTCCAAAGCAGCCGCGCATCGCCATGCTGGCGTCCAAGGGGCCAGGCAAGACCTGCACCGAATCGTGGTGCGCATGGAATTTCCTGCTTACTCGGCCCTATCCGAACATCGCCGCTGTCTCGATCACGGCCGAGAACCTTGCCGACAACTTGTGGAAGGAAATGGCGAAGTGGCAGAACAGGTCCGATCTGCTACTGAGCCTGTTCGAGTGGAAGAAGACGCGCATTGAACGCAGAGGCGATGCGGCCTCGACGTGGTGGATGTCGGCGCGCTCTTGGCCTCGATCGGGCTCGCAAGAGGATCAGGCGAACACGCTGGCCGGACTGCACAACGATTACGTGATGTTCATCCTCGATGAGAGCGGCGGCATCCCGGATAGCGTCATGGTGTCCGCCGAGGCCGCACTGTCGTCCTGCATCGAGGGGCATATCCTGCAAGGAGGCAATCCGACGCACCGTGACGGGCCGCTCTACAAGGCGCACACCGAGCGGCATCGCTGGTTCGTGGTCGAAATCAACGGCGATCCCGACGACCCGCGACGCTCGCCACGAGTGAGCACGGAATGGGCACGCGACCAGATCGCGACGTATGGCGCTGATAACCCCTGGGTGCTGGTCAACGTGTTCGGCCGCTTCCCGCCGTCCAGCCTCAACACGCTGATCGGGCCGGAGGAAGTTCTCGCGGCGATGAAGCGCAGTTATCACCCGTCCGACATCGAGCGTTCTCCGCGCGTGCTGGGCATAGACGTGGCGCTCTATGGCGACGACATCAGCGTGATATTCCCGCGCCAAGGGCTTGTGGCGTTCAACCCCATGCGGCATCGCAACATCAACGGGATCACAGGTGCCGGCTTGGTGTCGCGCAAGATCGAGGACTGGGAAGTCGATGCGTGCTTCCTCGATAACACGGGCGGCTTTGGCACGAGCTGGACGGATCAATTGCGGTTACTCGGCCGCGCGCCGATACCCGTGCTGTTCAGCGAGGAGCCGAACGACCGGCGCTACTACAACAAGCGGGCTGAAATCTACTTTTTGGGCTGCCAGTGGATCAAGGACGGCGGACAACTGCCGCCCCTCAATGTCCCAGGCATGCCAGAATTGCTTGCAGCGCTCACGCGAACGACATACACGTTCCGCGGCGACCGGTTGCTTTTGGAGCCGAAAGAGATGGTCAAAGCCAAGCTTGGCTACTCGCCCGACGACGCAGACGGGCTATGCCTTACGTTCAGCCATCCCGTGAGCCCGAGGCATATCGAGGCGCGTCGGCGGATTGCGATGAAGGCTGAATACGATCCGTTCTCTGATTTCGCGCGGGCACCGCAGCATCGCGGCATGGCGGGCGGCTTTGACCCGTATGGAGGCGTGTGAGAAATGGATGCCGAGGGTCACTGGACGCAATTTCGAGATCAATGGGGCGCACACAACTCTTACGAAAGGGACGGCGCGCATACCTGCGATGTGGCTAACCCCGAGTTTGCCGTGAGCATTCCCATTGCAACGTGGAGAACCATAAATCGGCCGACGGAGGCTGAGTTGTCTGCGTTAAGATCGAAACTGGAAGAGGAAAAGCTGCAATGGCTGGCAGAGGCTTTCTCCCACCTTTGCGGTTATTTTTCGCCGGATGACGATATCGACTGGTTGAAGGCCAACCGCGAAGCCAGCGGCGGAAGCTTCTGATGGCGTTTCGCCAGAAGCACAGCGCCACATTGGTCTGGTAATCCATGATGCATCTGCTTGCCGATATCGCCTCGTTCCTGTTCATCGGCAACCTGTTCGGCGGCCCGAAGATGCCATCGGCGCCATCGCCGCCACCGCCACCGCCAGCACCGCCGACGCTCGCTGACCCAGTGAACAGTGGGGCAGGCGCGCAGCAGGCCCAGGCGGCTCGCGCAGCGGTCGCAGCAGGGTTCGCGGGCACTCTGGACACATCGCCTACCGGAGCCAGCGGGCCGGCGCCTGTGGCCAAGCAAACGCTGGGGGGAAGCTGAGATGCTAACGGCGATATTGGTCTTAGCATCACTTGCTATGCTGGCAGCAGCATGTGCGGGGACGCTCGCCCTATCGGTATTGTTCAGGTGGAATAAGTGATGGCTGACGGCATCTACCTCGGGCTCCGGCCGGACCCGACGATTGCCGTGCTGGTCGAGGAGAACGAACGCCTCCGCACGGACAACGAGCACCTCCGCGCGACGCTGCAAACGATGGAAGCGCGCAGGTCAGCGCCGATCGAGCATCTTCCCTGCGTAACAGACCTTGGGCGCTCCACGTAAAGCCGAACGCGACGCGTGCATCGCCAGAGCCTGGCAAGCAGGCGCTTCAAACGCGGACATCGCCGCCGAATTCGGGCTGACACCGCGATCCGCATATGACCTTGTTGCGCGATTGCGGGCGAGAATTCAGCGCACCGGCAAGATTTACCTGCCTGAGCTGGACGATGAGCCTGATGAGGACGACGATGACGGCGGCGATTGGTGTTATACAATCCGCGCGCAATCTGCGTCATACTGCGCCGCGCTGACAGCGAAGGGAACCCGCTTTGACCGACGACGATAAGGCTGCGCTGCAAATTCCGGCTGTTCATGTCAACTGCTCGCGCATTGCGGCAGGGCCGAGTGGCGTGCGCTTCGCGTTTGCTGAAGGCGCCGGGCCAGAAACGCCGATGGTGTTCCGCTGCGCCGTGCAGATGTCGCGCGCTGACGCGGAGCAGATGAGCGAGTGCCTCGTCAAGCTGTTGCAGGCTACAGCGCCGTCGGCAGTTCCCGACACGACGGAGAGGCTGAAATGGAACTAAGGCGGCGCAGCCTGATCGGCGCGTTGCTCGCCGCTCCCGCGATTATTCGCACCCCCGGATTACTGATGCCCGTGAAGCCATGGAGCCCGTGGATCTATCAGGAAAACAGCTACTCCCGAGGTTACTTCGTCATCCCACCGGACGCAGGGCTCGTGCAGTGGGGTGATTCCGCCCTTCACGCGTCCTTCCAGTTGGTCGGAGGCTTCAACTTAGCTGGCGAGCGTGAGCTTATGAGCTTGCCGTCGTGGGTGTTCGGCGACTATGCCGCTTGACGCAGCTCATGCCTACTACGAGGCGTCATCGCCTACGCTGCTCTCGCAGCAGGACCCGGCCGACGCCGACAAGCTGCAACGCCCCGGCAAGGACTGGGATACGATCTATGCCCATCTCGAAGCCCGCTTGGCCGCGATGCGCGCTTGGCGCTGGTCATGGTGGGCGCTCTGGTCGAGCCTCGCCGAATACATCCTGCCGCGGCGCTACAAATGGCTGATCACGGCCAACACTTACAACCGCGGCAACTACATCAACAATACCATCGTCAACGAAACTTCCACGCAATCGATGGAGACGTGCGCGGCCGGCCTTTGGACGGGGCTGACATCGCCGTCCCGGCCGTGGTTCAAGCTGACCGTGCAAGCCGTCCACGAGAAAAAGGTCGATGCCGAGGGCAAGGCGTGGCTGGAGGACACGGAACAGAAGCTCTACACGGTCCTCGCCGGCAGCAACTTCTATAACATCATGGCGCAGGCGTTTCAGGACGTCTCGACGTTCGGCACTGCGCCAGTCCTGATCTACGAACACGATGAGAACGTGATCCAGTGCATGCTGCCGTGTGCCGGGGAATATTACCTCGCGTGCGGATCGAGCATGGTCGATGACGTGCTCTATCGCGAGTTCACGCTGACGGTTAATGGCATTGTCGATATGTTCGGCCTCGATAACGCTCCGGAGGAAGTGAGGAAGAAATGGGTGTCCGGCGGGGCCGGATTGGAGGACGAATTCGTCATCGCGCACGCGATTGAGCCGAATTTCGCGTTGCAGGACCGCTCGACGGGGCGAGATATCAGTGTCGTGCCGGGAACGTTCCCGTTTCGCGAGGTTTATTGGCTGAAAGGGAAGAAAACAGAGGCA